AGGATAGAAGTCAACAACCATGTTGCCATCTTTGGAAGTGAGTTGCATTTAGAAAAACAGCGAGTGAACTTACTACTGGGACACTTTACAAGCTACAGTAAGCATTACCAGGTTTTTTCCATGATAAAATTGGCACGGGAAAACTCTTCGCGGTCAACAACTTTGAACATACCAAACTTGTTTGTGATAACATAACCTTCATGCAACGATTGTTCATCACCAATCTGACACACAATGTCATCATCTTCAGAGATAAAGCAGAACAAATCATCCTTGATTGATGATACCAACTTCCACAATCGAATCAGGTTGACATCACAATCACATTTTTCTGCAATCAAATCTTCAAGGATGGGAACATCTTCACGAATGCAGGTGTTTATTGCTTTTTTGATTTTTGTTGCTTTGGCAGGAGTTACAAACTCACATAGAGTAGACATTTGCTTGGCAAACTTACAAACATCTGCCAAATCCTCACGGTAAGGATCAATGCTAACATCAGGTTGCACAAACAAACATTCAGAAGTGCTGATGAGTTTGCTAGTCAAAGGAGATGCAATCGCATTGCGAAGATCACTCTTTGCCTTGTAGATTGTGTGGGGTGCAACAATAATATCCTGAGCAATTATTTCAGGAAAGATGTAAGTAATCGTGTTGGGGCGATAAGTATCACTACCACCAAACCCCAGAAAATCACCTTGAATGATAGAAGCTGTACGAGGAAGGCAATCAAAAGCAGCGTGCAAAATACGCGCAACTTTACCCTCATGGTTTTGGTCAATTTCTTCATGAGAATGATTGATCTTGATTTTTACTTTGTTGAACACAGATTTAGTGCCAACGAAGAACTTACCATTAGCAGGATTGCGCCCCCAAACTATTGCTGGACTTCCATCAATTTTTGTGCTGATGATAGAATCTTCTTCAGAGAACCAATCAAGCACACTGAGATCACCCGTCAAGATTGCGTCTTCTGGATGTTCCAAATGAGTATTTTTCACAGGTGCGGTTGCTTTCATACAACTAGGACACTTTAGAGGCTACAGTTATACTAAATAAAGTAGACGGGCACCATCTACCTTATGAACATAGCAGAAAGAAATAACATTGTCTATGAAAATCCCCCATTCATTAAAGATATGAATGAATGGATTAGACTCGCTGGCAATGAAGCAAGACGCAGACATAGCAGGGCAAGAGTAGGAACAACAAAAAATAAGAGGTGTGATGCTAGACCTGTCCTAGAAGAAACAGACTATTGTTATCACACAGGAATTAAATTTGCCGACACCGATGGTATAGCAAATCCAAATGATCCTAGAAAAAGATCATTAGATCATATCATTCCTCTGTCTATATGTTACACTATGGGAATGACTAGAGAAGAAGCTAATCACCCTGATAATCTGTGCTGGTGTCTTAAATGCGTCAATAATGTGCGTGGTTCAACTGACATCAAGTCCTTCAAACCTATCGCAAACTATTACAGACAACAGTTCATAGATGCAGGGATTGATTACATATAAAAAAGACCCTTGCGGGTCTCATTATATTCACCGATCTATTTACAAGCTACAGTTACAATTACCCATAGCGTTCCATGTATTCATCAAGTGTAAATTCTTCGTCAGTCCATGTTTCTTCAATCAATTGTTCTGCCGTCAATTTCTCCATTGATTCACGAAACTCTTCTGGACTAGGATCATTTTCAGGGTCAAAATCATCATGACATAACCAATCCCATTCCGCACACAATGCGTCTACAAGTTGTTCTTTAGTGTATTTCATAAGAAAACTTTTCAGGCAATAACTTCGTTGAAGGTGTTCTGAATTTTCTCAACCAGTGCGCCACGCTGTTCAGCAGTGATGAGATTATTGCGGGTAAAGTTAATGAAAGCAACCAATCCAATGATTTCCATAATACCATTGAAAACGGGAATGCTATCAACAACCATCACAACTTCATGAAGAATAAGTTGCGAAACAATCACGACAAACAGAATAGCAGTCGAGATTCCAATGTTTTTGAGAAGTTCAGAAGAAACATTCTCATTCACGAAGGTCTTAACCTGTGTGATTTTTTCGTTCATCTGTTTTTGATAATTGATTTGTGGGGATGTGTCCCTCACACTACTAGGACATTTTACAAGCTACAGTTAGAATTAGCAAGCGAAGGGTATCAGTGCATTAAAAAACGCCTGCAACACTGTTACAGGCGATTTTAGAGGGGTCTCAGAGCATCTTATGGTTGATAATGACTTGCGGGTTTGTCTGTACCCTTGCGAATGTCACGCACTAATCTGTCACCTGCTCTCTTTAATTTACGACGCTCATCTCTAGAATACCCTGAAGTTTTCTGAGGTTTGTAATTGGGTGAGGTTTCAGTTTTCTTCTTCTTGGTGAGAAGTTGTGATGCAGTTGGTGTTGCTTTCTTCTCAGGAGCTTTGGTTCCTCCTTTCTTAGCAGCGATTCTAGCTTGTGCTGCTTTCTTTCTCTCTGCCTTCACCTTATCTGCATACGATTGTTTAACCTCAGCAGATCCTCTTTCTTTCTCAGGTTGTTGTACTCTGGTGGATGCTTGTCTCTGTTGTCCAATATCCTTGCGGTCTTTGTATGACTTAGCAGGCACCATTTTGCCGCCACCAGCAGCTTTCATTCTTCGTTTTTCTGGTTCTGATTTACGACGGTCACGCCCAATTTCACCACGCTGACCAGTTTTTCTGATCTGCGATGATCCCATCACATCTTTATCATATGCTTCAGATACAAATTGGGCAAATGTCTTCATCTCTTTAGATCTTAATCCTCAAGAGTATTTAGTTAATTCAAAACCATCCACAAACTCCATCAAATAATAATCCATTGTAAGTTCTAATCTTGCTGCTTCTTTCTCACAACGATCCCAGAACTCCTGAGCATCTTTTTCCATTTCTTTTTCAGTCATTGTGGTTTAATTCCAAAGGAAGATGAAAGTGTTTCTCTTTGTTTGATATAGAGTTTGACATATGCTTTCAACATGGTTTTACATGTCTCAAGATCACCAATAGTATCAATGTCACGGGAAAGTTTCTCAAACTCAAACGATCCATTGATACTGTTTAACTCAATGTCTTCAGGTTTCATACTGCTAATGCTCCTGCTGGAATCTCTACTTTTTCGGGTGCTTTAGAATTATCAAACTGATTCATATTCATGCAAACCCACTTATTATTTACCGTCCAAACATAAGCATACTCCTCATTATTCTCTTTTTCAAGATATTCAAAGACGCTATCATCAAGGCGAGGAGGGCAATTTTCATTGCGTCCAGAGTAATACTGAGGTCCATACTCTTTTTCTTCTTTGATTTCAGTCACATAAGGAGCAAGTTGTTTACCAGTCCAACGCTCATTTGTCCAGATAGAGGAACAATCACCACCATCAATCAGCTCTGCTGCTTTCTCGCGGGAGTTGTAATGAGTGTTAAGAATGCGACCAGTCCACTCGGGATAACCATCCCAGTGCTGATAGATGCTCAGGATGCTATCATCTTTGAGTTGAATACCAATGCGAGAGCGAGTTCCCATGTGTTTGAGTGATGCTTACAATACTAGGACAGTTTAGAGGCTACAGTTAGGATCAGACTAGAAAGTTTTTCTCATAATTAAGGAGATCTTTGGGTGCTGACACGATATTGGTATCATATTCAACAGCATCTGTCCACTTCCGTCCAATTCTTTGGTAGAGTTTAATACCAAGATGCTCATATTTACGATCTGTTGGTACATATACCTTGTAATCTGTACCATCGTTGTTAGTGAGCAGACTGAGTTGTTTGTTTTGTTTCTTGGTCACGCAAATGGTTGTTCGAGCAAGATTAAACAAATTTTCAAAAATGTCATAATCAGACAGATATATCTCAGGACTGTCCATAATCATGCGACAAATAAACTGAGGTGAGAGATAATGATCGTGAGTACGTTGGTTTGGATTATTCTTTGCCTCTTCACTAATCAATTCAGAATAATTATATCCAGAACTGAAAACTTGTTCATAGAAACTGCGGGTGATTGGTCGAAAGAAATCAGGATCACCCCAGTTATCAACGTTAGCATTTAGTGCATTGAAAGAAACCTGACAGTAAGCTTTCCAATTTTTTGAAGATTTCATGGTTGAGTGATGCTTACAATACTAGGACAGTTTAGAGGCTACAGTAGGGCACTTTCTAGAGGATTGGGTTCCATTCTTTCTTTTGCAATAGCATAATAGTTTGCATCACTTTCCATTCCAATAAAATTGCGATTAGTGTTTACACAGGCAATACCAGTTGTACCTGATCCCATCGTATTGTCAAGGACAGTATCACCTTCATTGGTATATGTCTTGATCAAATACTCCATTAGTCCTACAGGTTTCTGGGTTGGATGTAAACCTTTCTCCTGTTTGAATTTTAAGATGGTCTTAGGGTATCGTGACCCCTCTGGATTGTCGCGATGCTTAGATTGCTGTTTACCATAAACCTCACCAATCTTTGCAGTCTCAGACTTAAACCCACTGTACGGGGTTGAATACCACATCTGAGGATTGTATATTGGTTTCTTCCTATAAAATACCAAAATGTTTTCATGACTCTTAAGAGGCATAACTTTAGCGTTCATAGGATTAGTTCCCTGTGGTTTTTCCCAGATCCATTCATACTTTAGATTCTGAATGTTTGAGGCAGCAAGAATCGTTGTGAAAGGTTGAGCTGCAGTGAATACCATCGCTGCGTTTTCTTTGCATATACGATTGTACTGCTCCCACAACTTATCCAATGGAATGATACTATCCCACTTGCAAGCAGTTGTGCCATAAGGCAAATCTACTAGCAACATATCAACAGAATTGTCTGCTATAGTAGGCAGCAATTCCAGACAATCACCAAGTAAAAGATTTACCATTCGGTTACACTCTTGACAAAGGAACACTCTAACAGACTTGACACTTTTGTGCAAATGTAATCATCATTGCCAATACTTTTGCCACCTTGTTGTGCAGCGAAGCAATTTTCTTCAGATTCAAGATGCTTCAGAAAATCTTCCTTAGTGAACCAGAAGAATCGGCAATCTTCTTCTTTCTCATTGATACCAAAGAACACCAATCGTTCCCAATCTTTATCCTTAGAAACGTGGTTGATGATAAATTGATCTGCTTTTACACCACCTTTCTTATCTCTAGTAGCAAGAGAGAACTTAATCTCAGTGCGGATATTGTCAATCACACGATCATGACCAGCAGTGGATGTTTTGGCACGTTTGACATCACATAGGAGCATATCTGTGAAAAACTTTGATACAAAACGCTCACCAAACTCACCCTTTTGTTTAGGGGACATGTGAACATATCCCTCAAAAGGAGTACCAATCCAAGGATCTTTGGCGTTCTGATTGATGTATTCTTGTAGGGAACCGTCTTCAAAAAGATTAGTAAACATGATGGTTTGATCTCTTACAATACTAGGACATTTTAGAGGCTACAGTTACTCTTCCCAACCCCAGTTTTCCATCCATTCGTCAAGAGTGTATCCTTCTCCTGTAGATGTTTCTTCAATCAACTGTTCTAGTGTGTAGTCTTGAAGTTCTTCACGATATTCTTCAGGAGTTTGATCTTCATCAGGATTAAAATCATCGTGGCAGAGATATTCCCACTCTGCCACAAGTGCGTTGATAAGTTGTGCTCTAGTGTAATTCATCGGCGGATTTCAGATACAGCGGGGAGACCTTGATTGAAGACGACATCAACAACTGCCTGCACTTTACGGGCAGTGCTGATACCAACAGAGTCATAAGTAGGGACACAGACAAGACCAAACGTCTTCTCTTTGCCACCCAGTCGGATAACCCGACCGATGCTCTGACTGATACCAATGTAGTCCATATTACGCATAAAGATAACAGCTTCAAGACCACTCACGTTGATACCCTCAGAGAGAATACTGTGGTGGATGACTACAAACTTCTTGGTGGCATCTTTGCCCCAAGTGTTCAGAGTGTTGAAGAACTCTTCGCGATTGACTTTCTTGCCATCAATGATTGCACCAGTCTTAGATGTGATTGTCATCCAAGAATAACCGCGATCAGCAAGTTGAGAGCAGAAGTCAGATTGAGAAAGAAGACCAACAATCTGTTTTGTGGTGCGAGCACAAATCAAAGTTTTGCTGATGCCATTCTCATCAATAGTTTCCAACAGGTTGTCAGCATCTTCTGCAAATACAACCTTACGACCTTTCACCATTGGCAGTTGCTTGACAACAACTTTAGGAGGAAGAATGTAACCACCTTCAACCAACTCAGGAGCAGGAACATTGACAAGAACCTGACCATAAACAGACCAATTCATGCCTGGTTTGTTAGGCGTCAGGGAATGTTTAGGAGTGGCAGTATAACAATAGGCACGATCTGCGTTCTCTAAAAAGAACTCAGTAGCAGGGAAAAAGTTCTTCTTCACACTGTTGTGTGCCTCATCAAAGTAAATAGTATTCACTTCAATATCTGCATCAACAATACGCTGAAGCGAATTGTAAGAGGTGAAGATAACTACATTTTCACCAGCTGTGCGAGCAGTGTTAGCAAACATGTGAATCTTGTCTGCTTTGGTGCTGCTGTAGTGGTGAGTTTCTCCACTATGAACATGCATAATGTGAGTGTTGGCAGTGTCAATAACCTCCAAGAACTCAGAACACAGTTGCTCTGCTAACAAAATGCGGGGAGCAACAACAACAGTGGTGGTGCCGTTAGTGATAGAATCGTGACGACGCTGAGTGTCAAGAATCATGGTAAGAGTTTTGCCACCACCAGTCGGCACAATCACCTGACCTTTATTGTAACCTTGCAGGCGGTCAATGATGCGCTGCTGGTGAGGGCGAAGAGTGATGGTCAAAGTGTCGTATTTCTCTCAATATAGCCAATATACAAAAAAACACCACCCCAGTCAAGGGGTAGTGTGCAGTTCAAAGATTGTCACATCAATAATCTAGAGTGTCAAATTCTTCAACATAGCAATCAACATTCTCACCAGGTTCAAGATTAAACAACTTTTCCCAATCAATTTGTCGTGCATCAAAATCCTGGAAAACTTCCATGTCCAGAGTAATGCGAACTTTTTGTTTTTGTGCGGCGAGATAAGAGACCATGATGCTTTGATTGAAGTGACTTGAGTATATTAGTCGATATAAACTACAGCGTCAATGGGGCTTGTGCCAGTTTATTTAGAAGTCTTTTACTAAAATTTTGAAATCCTTACATCCTTGAGATTGCATAACTTTTTCCCAAAAAATAGCATCTTCAATCTTTAAGAATGTTGCTTTGTGGTTTGCATAACCTTTTTTCTTCGGTTTTTGATAGTTCACTTGGTACATTGTTCCAATGACGAATAGCGTTTGCAATAATAAATCCGTTAGTTGTTACTAACTGAATCATGATAAGTGTACGAATAGCAGCAATTACATCTGCCTCTTTGTTGCTTCTACCCTCTTTTTGACCTAGAGCATAAGCCCATAGTCTCCACACACTTTTACTCTTACTCACTACTTACTTTTCTAAAACAAACTGAATTAAATCGACCAGATTTATTTAATACAGAAACTTTTGTATGTTGTGAGTGTACTTCTACATCACTAACAATATATTCACGACCAATAATTAAAAAAGATTGGGAAGGGTCATCATTACTACCCCAATTAACTTGTTCTTTGCTGCATCCAATATATTCAACAACATCGCCAATTTTTATGTCAATCATTTTTAATTAAACTCCATGAACCATCTTTATTATCAATCCACTCCAAAATATCACCTTCTTTCCATCCAAGTTCTTCCATCATCTCATCAGGAAATGTAAGAACTCCATCATCATCAATTTTTAGTGTTGTTCTCATCGCGAACAATAACAAACTACAGAGTTATCATACTGCTTTTGGCAAATAGATGCAACATTCGGTTGTGGTTTGAATAGATTAAGGAATCCAACAATCACGATAACTATTTGTGAAAAGACAACATAAAGAAACAATTTATCTTTCATTTTAAGTAAGAATTGTTTTACTTGAAGCCTTTGTTGCTATCTAATACTTCAACAGAATCTAAAAACATAGAATCTGTCTGAAACCATGCTAATCTAAGTGCCTCATAATCATCAAATACAACGAACTTGCCGTTAGTTAGGCATAGTTTATATTTGTGCCTGTTATACAACTTAGAGCAAGATTCTGTGAAGTATTGTGGATCACTGGGGTCAATACATTGATTCATGGGTCAATCGGTCGATATTCTTGTGACTTATATGTTTTTGTTAGATTTTCATCATGAATAGAATTTCTACTTGTCACATATTCCAATTCATTCCAATACCATCTTTGACAAACAACTAAAATATGAGTTTTTTTATGTAATGGAGAATCTTTGACATTTTGTTCACACTTTGGTTTTGTGCCAACTTCAATGCTGATTGATTGATCGCACACAAAATAGACCCAACCCTCATCAATGTGACCATTATGGTGCCACTTCACATAATCATTGATCTTGGGTAGGTAAGTCATGCAAATGCTGCCTCCAATGGATTGAGATTTAGTTGCATAGCTGTGTATGGACGAGTATTATCTATGTCTACTTGATCACCTTGCTTGGTTGAGTTAATAGGGGCGAAATAGCATTGCTTTTTGGTGTTGTAGAATCCCCAAATACATTTGACAGGAGCACCATCGTTGAACACATATTGATGATGATCGCAAATCCAAATAGATATGACATTCCGCTTATGTTCTTGAACTTCATAAGAATAACCTTTAGGAGGTTTGTGTGGAAAATCATGGGGCAATTCCAAATGGTTCATCATCAATACAAAGAGACAAATAATCAGGATACATTGTAGAAACAATATACTGTGCTAGTGCTTGTGTAGGTGCAACAATATAAACATCTACACTATAAAAAAGTATATCATCTCCTGGTGTATCTTGCATAGGAAGTTCAATATTAACTTTCCATACATTACCATTCTTGAGATGTTGTTCCCAAGAGACAATCATATCAGGTTTCATCATGTAGTGAACTCCTCAACAATACCCGACTCATGTTCTTCTGCCAATGCATATACACGGGCATTTTGAATGTTGTGCCGAAGTTGTGGATAATGCTCTACATTGAACTCTTGGTCTCTTTGTGTAATCAAGTCGAAGCATTCATTGTCACTTTCGGCAATCACATTCCATAATCCACCATATTCGGATTGGGGGAATGGAATGAAATGTTCAACAAGGTAAAAAAACTTTTGCATCGGTGGGGGTGAATTACTCTGACAGTTTAATCAGTTTTGTCTGGAATGTCAATCTCATCATAGGAGTTCCAGAAGTCCTCCCAATCAGCTTCTGTTGCTTTGCTTATGTTTTTTGATGAAGTTTCTTGCTGCTTGTTCGTTTCGACATACTTTGAGTTGTTGTCCATTGTGAATCACCATGAGTTTGGTTGTGCTACCTGCCATTGGTATGGCGGCATATAGTTTTGGATCCTCCCAACTTTTACCAACTAAAAACCCATCAGTGATGGGCTTTGGATTAAGAATACGACTTTGTGGTGGTTGTTTCATCTGGTTATTGGGTACAATCTCCCCTGGTTCTTCTTACTGCAAAAAGAAACAAATCAATCTCACTTTGATTACAGGACTTCTTACTTTCGTTTTCCATTCTTGGTTGAGTATTGATAATTGTTGGGGGAACAACAACTGGAGAAGAAGAACTGCCACCATAATAATTTGGTGGATAATAACTTTGCTGTGCCATCAGTGGCACAGGAGTTAGAATCAAAGTAGCAATAGCAAAAAGGGGTTTCATAATGAATTGAAGGTTAGAGACCAACTATAGGAAAAATTAAAAGGATTGTCAACAGTCCGCCTTAGAAACTGCTACACCACCCACAACTCCAAGAGGAATTGACCAGGCATAAGCATCTTTCTTGGAGACCAAAGCTGCAACACCGCCGCCCATCAATCCACCAAGAATGTTTCGGTTACGGCTACACCGCCTCTGAGGTTGTTGAGAGTGTGATGTTGGTGGATGATATGATGGACGATAACCAACACCATTACATGGAACTTGCTTTCTATGTTTTCTTACTCTACCTGGGCGATATGCTCCAGTGTTTGTATAATATCCAGGAATATACTCTTCCTCAACAATATATCGCTTGCAGTCGTCAAAAACATTTACCTGCTGAGCATTAGCAGGCAAATGAATCATGAATGGAACTAGAAGTAGAGCAAGTTTTTTCATTTGAATGTAGCAGTAACTCCGATTACTTTAGCATTGGGATTGCGAGCAAGAGCAACTTCTCTTGCTTCTTGATAGTCTCTGGCATAGACTTCTTCAGTGAAGACTTTACCAGCAACATAAAGTTTGACTTCACACTTCATAACCTTTGATTGACTTGAAGCTAATATAAAACCCCTTACGATGTTTCGCAAGGGGGTCTTGTGTCAGTTCTCTGATTGTCTCAGTTGTTGAACTAGATATTCTGCAAATTCTTCCATTTTTTCAGGATGAATTGATCTAATATCTGCTTGCTCTACAGCAATTTTCATAGATTCAATGTGTTGATTTTGAATTTTATGTTCTTTGGGCAGAGTCATTGAGCAATCTCCTGAATG